TGACGGCGGCCGTGCTTCATGGCCGCTGCCTTTCGGGCCGCGAGACTGACGGCTGGCGTTGGTGTTTTTCATCTCCCGAGGTGGGGATGGTTGAGCTATATCCGGTGAAACGAGAGGTGCCAGTCGCTCCTCCGCCACTGCCGGTTCCGCAGGGGGCACCCGAGCCCATTCAGCCCGAGGAGACGCATGAGGATACGGTCCCGCGTGTCACGACCTCGAAGCTGCCAGGCGTCGATTTGCTGTTCGACGCAAAAGCGGAGCCAGGTGCTGGGGCGATCGCCTTCAAGTACTTGCCGGAGATTAAAGCTCGCCATTTCTACGTGACTTCGATGAACAACATCAACACCGCCGTCCGCGAGCGAATTGATGAGCCGCATGTCCCGATCAAGATGTCGGACCAGGACAGGGCGGACATGAAGGTTGTGGTCGACGCTTTTATCGCGAACTTCAAGGCAGACAGGAAGTTCTTTGACCGCATTGTTTCGTCGCTCTTGTTTGGAGATTACAAGAGCAAGAAGTGGACACCTGCCCGCGCCGAGGCTGCTCTGACTCGCCTCCGGAACACGTACAATCCGTCGTACAAGTTCTCCGGAGCTATAAAGTTGGAACCGCAGAAGCACGGGAAACCCCCACGCCTGTTGGTGGCCGACGGAGACGTCGGCCAAGTTATGGCATGGGGGGCGGTGGCCACTTTCGAACGCTGGCTGTTTCAGCGGTACAAGAAGCGCAGCATCAAGGGCCTCCCGAAGGAGGAAGCGATGTCGCGACTCTGTTCCCAGATCAACCAGCGAGACCCATTCGCCGGGACGGGCGTGACGGAGGACATGGCCAGACGGATGGCCGTGGCAGTCCTCGAGAATGATGGGTCGGCGTGGGATGCTTGCATGTCCTTGGACTTGCGTGACCAGACGGAGAATCGTGTCATGGAGGCTGTCGTGGAGGCAATCTCGGACTTCTTCGTATCGGAGCACGCTACGCCGGGGAATGAAGCACGCCTGAAGTCGAACAAGCTGGTCGAGCTTCGCCTGCGCGTGAACGCAAAGGACAACATCCACGGCGTCAATCGGGACGACGTGTTCGCGGACTTGCCCCGAGGGAAGTGTCCGTTCGTTGTCATCCGCGCTATCCGCAGGTCTGGGTGTCGTGGCACTTCTTGCCTCAATTGGCTAGCGAACCAGCTGTGCTGGGTCTGGGCCATTGCTGGGGCGGAAGGGGCCAAGTTGGTTCTGCCTAACGGTCGCAGGGTGTTGTGCGTCGACGGGGTCGTACGGTACGTCCGCATGGTGTTTGAGGGTGACGATTCGATTCTCTCCTTCCTTGGGGTCACTGGGCCCAACATGACGGACGATTTTCTCAACATGCTTGAGAGGCGGTGGGTGAAGATGGGTCACCGTCCCAAGTTGTTCTGGCGCAAGGTCGGTGACGTTGCGGAGGCGGTGGGTTGGCATTATGTGGTTGGAGAGCAGGGCCTTGAAGAGGACACTGGTGGTCCGGATATCATGCGCCAGCTCGCGAACATCCCGTACTGTTACACTCGCGAGGGTTTGGCCGCTGTCGAGGCGGG